CGTTCTTCTGCGTAGGGCAATTCCCTACAGCGTACGATGCTGACATCTTCACCTAAGAAGTAGTCACCACCGCATGACTCCCGAAAGGGGCCATCAAGGTACGACTTGGCTCTGTTGACCACGAGGCCAACCGATTCCAATGCTTCAATCACCTTCAAAGAGTGATTGTGTGGAACTATGATATCGTCCCCAAAGACCGCGAACTGGTTAGATTCGATGTCATCTGGAGTGCCACTAAACAGCTGCTCATCCTGAGCAGCCGAATAGTTCATTGCAGCTAGCGATATCGCCCAGAAACAAATTGCCTCAACGGGAAAGCAAACAGCTGATCCCATTGGTGCAAACTTCCGGAGGGGTATAACCCTTCCAGAAGGAGTTCGTGTAGCGGTCGACCTACAGGCCTTGAGGCTCCTGACCCAATGTTTTGGGAAAAGCCTCTCAACCAGAGTTAGACTTACACGATCACTTGCTTCCTTCAGATCGAGGGTAGCGACAGAGTTCGTTTCCGAACCCCATCGTGCCAGTGCGCGGTTGCGCATCTGGTCCCGACAATCAAGTTGGCGTTGGACTAAGGGATACGAGTCAATTGCATCATACAGCTTGGACATTAAACCTTGCTGTATATACATAAATTCACGAGGCTCGGCGCTGATGAGGCGCGGGCCACGTGAGTCCTTTGGCACGTATACTATTCTTGCCTGAGGTTCTTCCTCTAGTTGTAGTTGCAACTCTTCGCGAGTTGCATCCACTCCGTAGTTTGGGAAGAACCAATCCAGATACGGATAGACCGCATCCAGCAGTGGGACAAACCGAGGTTGCTTATAACGCTCCCAAGGATTTGTCTTACACGCCGACGCACCGGAACCGTGACGTGGATTGATCTCCATCGGGTCAAACCGATGAAGTAATCGTTTCACGTAACGAGCTGCTCTTTCGAGCAGGACGTCCCTCTGTCGTTCAGCTTCTGGCATCATAACGTTGTAAACGTATGAAGCTGAGCTGCTGTATCCTAAGGCTCGACTCGTACGTTGAAGTACGGCCAGTATTTCTGGCTCAAACTTCCCC